GAGATCTACTAGTTTGATCATAATTAAACATGTTTATTATACATATTGATAAAAACATCAAGTGGCGTTCTGTGACCCATACCTTCAACTTCATCATGTATTGCTTCATTACCATGAACAGACCATAAACTTTTAGTTCTTTCAGGATCTACAATATCATCTTCAGTACCTAAAATAATTGTACGTTCATATGTGTTACCATAATATTCATATTCAGGATCTATTCGTCTACTATGTAAAGCAGGATTAAATAATAAAACATCAACCCCTAATCTTGAGCCAATAATATCAGCAACATAACCTCCCATACTAGAGCCAATAATTAAATCAGGCATACCTAAGGTATAAATAAATTCATCTAAATCTAAAGTTTCATAATCCATTTTAGGAGCATAAACCATACCTTTTTCTGCTAGGAAAGACACTTTTGTTCCTCCTGATTCACTTTCTAAACCGTGTAAATATACTATTTTTTTCATAACCTTTATTTTAAAATTGTAATATCTTTATAATTGATTTTGCCTACTGATTTTTTACCTAACATATCAAAAGTATATAATGTAATACAAGTAGGACCTAATTTGTTGATATTCATTCCTCTACCAAACAAATTTGTATCTTCATAAATAGCATCACCACCTTCATTAACTGCAAATATCTTTGGGAAATCACCATACTCATTATCTTCACCACCTCTTCGGTACTCGGTAATTCCTTTTACAGTAAACTTAGCATTTCCATTTTCAATAATCGCTTTTCTAAAATTTGACATAACCTTTATTTTTAATCATTAATACTCTATGAATATACGAACTCTAGCCCGGGAAGCCAAGCTTCCCGTGTATTACTTTTACCAGTTATTAACATCATCTTCTCCACGTTTTTCGTGGTCGTATTCAGTATAAACTCTTAGGTTTAAATACTCACCATCTCCTAGATAAGAAGTATCTTCTCTAATATCTTTGTCATATGCAAAACAAAAATCATACTCCTCTTTTGTAAGGATTTCTTTTGTATTCATAATCTCTTCAAACCTGTTGAACTCTTGTTCTGCAAAATAAATTTCTTCTGGACTCATCATATAACCTTAATTTTTAAATGTTGTGCTTAACTGCTCAACATGGTAAATATACGAAAGATAGCCCGGGTAGCCAAATTTTTACACGGTTCTCTTCGAAGAGGTTTTAAATGTGTTTGTATAAGGTTTTGGTTTTGGATTTTCAATATCAAATAAGGCTTTAACATGAGTAAATATTTCTATATTTTGTTCCTGTGTACGAGGTGACTCATATACTTCCCAATTTTTACCTTTTAAACGTTTACCAGATTTATCTTCACCCCTAGATTTAGATTTTAACCATAAAACTCCTACACGGTCAATTTTTTTACCATAACATTCTTCATAACACTGGGCATAAATTGCTCCTTGTAAATCGTATGTTGTTTGTAAATGATTAGATGTTTTAAAATCTATAATCCAGCGTTCCATTTTACCATCTATTTCAATTTCACATACTAAATCACAGGTACCTGCTACTTTAATTTCATCTGAAAATAAATGTACTTCCGCTTCTATTAATGTTGGATTATAAGTCTCCCAGAAATCTACAAATCTAAGGAACATTTGCCATACATGAGCAGGCATTCTAGGGTTACCATTGTCATACAAGAATTTAATTTCTTTACCGTTTAACCAGTCTTCAATCATTTCATGTACTAATGTTCCTTCTTCTGCTGCTTTCTTAACAATCCATTCCGCACTGTAACCTACCTTTTTAAGCCAGTCTTCGAAATACTTACCTTTTGGGTAAGAACTTAAAACATGAGTTACTGATGGATAATATTTACCATTACGTCTATAATACCTCGAATCAGGCATTGTAACTTGTTGGTAATCATCTGAAATTTCTAATAATCTTTGGTATGATTTTTTGATCATATAGCTAATTTTTGTTCCATTAAATCATAATAGGTAAGTGGAACTGTTTTTTGAATCAATTTGGTGAAATTTTCGAAACCCATTTCACTCGGATCCTTATCTTGCATATCTACAAGATAGACTTCTTTACCTTCTGCCATTAATCGTTCACAGAATTTTAAAGCTTGTTTAATTGCATCCCTATCTAATGCAATATAAATTTTATCTACTACAGAAGTAACTATTTTTTTCATTAAGCTACTTTGTATGTTTTTCCCTAATAAAGGGATTGCGTTTCTTTTTATAGCAATAGCATCAAATGGTCCTTCACATAAAATAATGGGTATATTCCAATTAATTAAATGTTCATTTGGTATTACATCTCTACTTGCTGATGGGTTACGGTATTTTACATATGGTTCTTTTTCAAATGAACGAGCAGTAAAGTAATTTAACCTGCCATCTACATCATACGTTGGAATTATAATCATATTTTTATATAATCCTTTATCACAATAACCTATATTATATTTAATTATATCATATTTACTTATATTCCTATTCTTTAAGTATGCCAATGCGTGTCTGGCCATTATATCGCTATTATTAACGTTATTTAGGCTAATATATTCATTAGGTAATACAACGTTAGATACAACTTTTGTATCTTTAATAGACCTAGAGGTTTTAACTAAAGATTTAAGTTCTGTAAATTTATCTGCTGCCGCTTTAACCTGTCTAAATAAATTATAAATCGTAGTTCCCCTAGCATCACAAGCCCAACAGTGCCAAGGATTTTTACCTTCACGATTTTCAGTTAAGTTTACTTCTAATTTAGGTTTGTGGTGATGACATAAAGGACAATGGTAAGCATAGTTATTTCGAGCAGTAGCTTTGCCCGAACCCAGTACTGAGTTTACTAATGTAACTAATAATTGGTTTACCATATGTGGTAATATACGAAATTAGATTTTATCAGCCACGAAATCCTCGAATTCAATCCCGTTTAAGTCTTTTGTAAAAAATTTACCTAAAATATTATCATTGAAAAATTCATCCGGTTTTTCTAATACTTGGTATATCATTTGATATTTTATTTCAAAGTAAGTCAATGATTTTTTACTAGGACACATTTTTAATATAGTACGTTCAAATTCATCTTTTTTACCCTCTAATAGTAGCTGTTTAATATCTGATTGTGATCCATAATATTTAAGCCAATCTGATTCTTTAACTACTAATTTATATGAAGGTCTTCTACCAACTACCCCTGTTAAGGCCGCTAGTTCTTTTTTACCTAGTTTTTTCTTTTGATTATGAAATAATACTTTCTTCCCAATATATGATTTACCCGAAGGTTTATGTGTTGTCATATAAACAAAGCCAAATGTATTTTCTGGGAATTGAGTGATATCTCCTATTTCATGCTGTTTATAGGTCCAACTCATTTTTTTTGTTTTAAGTTAATATAACTTATTTATTATACTGTTACCCATTTTTGATAAACGGGGGCGTATATAGCGCCATTAGGGTTTACATTATTAGTAAACTTTGTTACTAAAGATTGCCATTGATCTTCAGTCATTTCATCTGGGAGCCAGATTGTGTCTATAATGATTAAATCATATGATTCAGTAGTAGTGTATGAATATACATCTCCTTGGATTAAATTTATATTTTCATTTAATTGTCCATGGGAGTTTGCATAATCAATAACTTCTTGTGATATTTCTAATACGTCAACCGTACTACAATTTTTTTCTTCATATAACGAAAGAGGTAATAAACCCATTCCTAATCCTACTACTAATACAGAATTATAATTAAAATCATTAAAATTATTTTTGAACCATCCACAATTATCACAATCACCTAAAAATGTTTTAGAATATTTTGCATAATTTCCTAAAGAATAGCCCGTATCTTTATATGTCATTACAGTATGACCATGTTCATCTTTATTTATTTCAAGTTTAGGGCTTGTATAATCTGGTAAGTTATTATCTATAAATTCCATATTTTATTTTTTTAAGTACATTGGTATACAGAAGTAATAACTCCATTTGTATCAGTTTGAATAACTTTATTTTGAGCTAAACCACTAGGAGGAGGCCCAAAAGAAGATAGATTTGTAGAGAGATACAAAGTACCAGTAGAAATAATATTACCACCACCATTAGGGATGCCACTAAGCATAGTATCTCCTACTTCAGGAGCATTACTAGTATTACCAGAACCTTTAACAATTCTTCCTGTAGTAGGAGTAGAATCAGTACAACCTTGCTGAGGTTTAAAGTTACCTGATGTAGTTCCATAATACCAAGTAATTTGAGAATAACCATAAAAATCACTGTAGGCATGAGGGGAACTAAAGCTTGCAGAGTCTGCCATTCCTTCTAATGATATATTAGTTGATGCAAGTTCAAGTTCTGCTGCTATTTGACTCCCACTTATTGCTCCAGATGAAGGTAATGCCATAATTTATTTTGTTATAAATATTAAAATATTTATTTAACTAATATTCTCTAAAGATTTAACATTATTTTTAATAATATCCATATGTTGAGGTTGTATATTTTCCATATTAGATAATTTACACCACAGTTCATTAGATTCTTCTCTTTGTCCTATATACCACCCAGTAAATGCTTTTTGAAACAATAACATATAATCACCAGGATAATCAACGTTATACGGTAAACTACGTTTATTTTGGTATAAAAGACCTAAACATGCATACATATATGAAGTTTTCCATTCTTGTTTATTACTGTAGTGTATACTTAAATGCAAATATGCTTCTGGTCTTTGTGGGAGGTATGCTATTGCTGTTTGGAGTTGGCCTACTTCAAAATTAGGTCTTCTTGTTGTTGTGTTAAGTTGTTTCCATGTTTTTAAGATACAACAATAAGCAAATTCAGGATCCTTATCATGTAATAATTCAGCAGCTCTTAAAAAATAAGAAAGTGCTGCTGCTCCTTGTCCAATAATTTCATATTCTTCGCCTAATCGAGCATTAATATAAGGATCTAAAGGATCATTTACATAAGTATTTAATATTCTTTTTAATTTATCCATTTATCATATAATTTTTAGCAAATAAAGAATCTTTATCAGTATCAGTAATAATGTTTTTATTATAGATACTTAAATATTTTTTATTAATCCACCAATCTTCATACGGGCTATTTTTATCTGGAGATATATTAGATGCTATCATTATATATCCTTTACTTAATAACAGATTTCGAGATTTTGTCCTCCATTCTTCATTTTCATCCATATAAAAATCATGTTCATATGTAATTACCCCAAATTCTAAAATATCGAGGGGGATTTTATTTAATGCTTTAAAAGTATTCATTGCAGGGTCTATATCTAATTGTAAATAATCTATATAATTAGATAAATTATTATTTTTACATAATTCTATATAATCGACTTTAATAGCATCCTCAAGTAGACATATATCGTTGGGTCTTTGTTGTTTCCAACTATCTACTAAATGAGATTGAAAATCAAGTGATACACCTTTCCATCCCAATTCAGATAAAAGTGCTGTATTGTTACCATAAAATGGATGACCTGCTCCTATCTCTAAGTAAGTACCATTTGTCTTTCCATTTAAACATGTTAAAACAAATAAATCTTGATAACATTGGGAATAATTTTTTGAAATTTTTTTTAATCCCGGGAATTTAACTTTAATATTATTATAATCTTTTTTAAGATAAGTTAAAGGCTCATGCCATGTTACTTTTTTTGGTTTTGGGTTTAAAATATAATCGTCTTCCCATTCTAATTCAGATAATAAACTTGTGGGCATCTTTAGTATATAAGCAGCATTATCTTGATATCCAAAACTCATAATAAGATTATCATCTTTAACTAATAAACCACAACAAAATTCAATCATTGCCCCCATAAATTTAAAGGATTTAGATAAACTTTTTACATTCCAGTCTTTATCCCAAATTATAAATCTATGATAATAATGGGCATCTTTTTTTAAACCCGGGTGATGGAAGAAATGGGTTTCATGTGTTATACACATTCTGTCTCCATCATCCCCAAAGGGTATTACAGGTGAACTTCCTCTTAAGCCAAAGGGTAATTTAATTTTATTATCCTTATGTATAACTGTTTCACAAGAAATAATATCTAATTCACCATTTTGTACTTTTTCTTTGGATTTATCTTCAGGGTTTATTTTAACTATTTCTAATGGATTAGACCATCTTACAAAATGGTAAGGCATATCAAATATGGGTACCCAATTTTTTTCTAAATAAGTATGTGGGTTTACTTCAATTCTATCTCTAGTTTTTTCAATGCAAACTTTTTTATCCCATTCAATTTCACATAATTCCATTCTACCCTCACCATTAGGTTTTACATCTCTTCTTACACCTGATGTGTATAAAGTGTTATCCCATCTAAATACTCGAACATCTTCTAAACCATGAAATTCCCAAATAGGTTTTATATCGTTTTTAGATGTGTCTATTTTTTGGTAAGTATCAACCTCTAAAGTATTAGGGTTAAGTTTACATAAATAGTTTCCAGTAAGAAGGCGTATGTCATCTTCGGGGTTTAAGTATGCTAAACACCCCCAAACACAATTAAATTTTTGATTAAATTCACTATGGTATAAAGTATAATGTACGTGTCGGATATTGGCTATAATATCTCCATTTTCTTCTTTAAAAAGAGAAACATTACATAAACCTGTACCATCTGTATGTTTGCTTGGAATTATTAATGGGGATATAAAACCTCCATTGTTTATGGCTATTTTAGCTAGATTATCTATCACTTAATTTAGTTTTTATTTCTAGCAATATACGTAAATGGTTTAGCTACTCCACATTATATTATACCCCTATAATTTCTTCTATATCATCTTTATCTACCCCATTTACTTCTTGGTAGTTTTTATCTCCAATACCAAATGGGTAATTTTGATATCCTGTTGGTGTAGGAGTGTAAGTTATAAATAATTGTGGGAATACTGTTGTACTAGCAAATTGAATACCTGAGCGTAAAGTTTGGGGTAAAAGCATTTCTGTATTAGGGTAATCAAAACCACCACCTACAACTACTAA